ATCGGTCGCGCCAAAGCCATCGCAGAGTTTTTCGAAGGTGCTGCTGAACATCGCCGCCGTCATGGTGGCCAGCGTCTGTATCTGGTGTTTGTTGAGCTGCGGCAGGTAAAGCAAATCGTCCAGGCGTTCGCGTCCGGCAAGGGAGCGATACCCCTGTGTCAGCCAGCGGCTGTCGGTGCGCTTCAGACGTTCGAATATTTTGCACAGGTTTCCGCGCGCGTAGCGTTCCGCCTGCCAGCTCTTTTTGCCTTTCCTGAGGTCGGCTTCCTGTTTTTTGCGCAGGAAGGAGAGGTGGCGAATAAGCGGATCGCGCAGATAGGACGGCAGCAGGCGCAGCGAGGCCATGCCTTCATCCACCGCGCCGCGTGCCTGTTTTCTGGCGTCGCCTGCCAGTGTGATGGTTTTGTCCTGTTTTTCCTGTGCGTCCAGGCTTTTATTAATCAGGTTGCCCAGCGGCGTGGCGGAGAACGCCGCATCAGCCATTTCCTGGCGGCGCTCGTTCTCAGCCCGGTAGGCATCCAGCCAGGAGGAAAGCGCGGACTCAGGCGCGGGGATCCCCGTTCCTTCGCGACCGACTGCCTGGCGCGGTTGTTGCCAGTCCCTGATGTACTCTGTCGCCATACTGATTTACTTCGTCATACCGTTCAGGGTGTCGCGGCAGACGGCAGCCAGCCGCTGAATTTCCGGCACAGTGTCTTCTGTGTCGGCATGGCGATGTGTGATGCGGATGCTGTCTGCAATCACATCGGCGATTGCAGAGGATGGGCGCTGGTAAATGCCAATAACGGACGGGGTTCCGCCTTCAATGCGGTAAAGCCTGTAATTTCCCTCGTGGCTGTCAATCATGTAGCGGCCATCAATAACAATCTTTCCGTCAGCGAGCTGCGGTACAGGCAGGGATTTCAGGTACATGTCATAACGATCACGCACGCGAACGGCAAGATCGCGCTCTGTGTTGAGCAGGTATTCAAGAAAGTCGTTGGCGAGAATCATTGCGGCAATCCTCTTGTTACAGATGTGCGAAGGCCTCCCGCCGCAAGGTGCAGGAAAGGCCCGGAACAGGAATTAACGGAGTTGGTTTTGCTGCTGGATAAGATCCTGAAGAGACAGGAGGTCTTCCGCCAGATAGCTGAATACAGCGGCGCAGTAGTCTGCTGAAATGGTGCTGTTGAGCCTGTGCAATGTGTTGGATTGCATGATAAAGGCGATGTGTGCTGCGCGGGTGAGTCTGCGGTCGATTTCAGTCTGGATGTGACGACGCGCAGCGTATTCGCGCTGTTGTTTGCGGTTTGCCATGATGTTTGGCCTCTTGTAGTAAGTTTTGAAAACTCACCATCCAGAGCTGCGAAACTGTGGGTGGCGAGACGTACGAGGTTCGCAGTACCGGCTACAAGAGATCCCGGCCCGACCGAAGTCGGCCCCGTACGCCCCGCCATAATTCTGACGCGAAAAAGACGTGGCAATACAGTACGCACAAAAAAACCGCTGGCGCGGTTGTGCGCTCTTGTAGTCAGCAGGCTGCGAAACCCGGCATCCGTTTTATGAGATGCAACGGAAATGTAACCTGACTGATTGCGGCATGGCAAGCGGTTTTTTTGTGTGTGCATGATGTACCTGCTTCAGCGTTTTACGGCAACGGATGCTGTGCTGGTCTCTGGTGGCATATGAATGTAAAAATCAAATACCGCATCGAGGCGCATCAGGAGTTCTGCCTGAATCGCCGCAGGTGAGAGTGGTTCACCTGGTGAACCGAGTCCCGCGCAAAAATCACATACTTCGGAGTGAAGAAGGCTTTTCAGTATGGCAAGTGCCTTGCCGGGTTTACGTGGATAGCTTCTGATTGCGGTCATTGCTGTTTCTCCCGTGTTTGCCAGATGAGATTTACGTGCGTCACGTCGGTGGCGCGAAAATGGGTTTCCCCGTCCTTAAACCAGATATGGTGGACGTTTGGGTCAGTGCGTGATGGGGCGGTTCTGTCCATGTCTATCAGGCGCTCATCCACGTCATAGTTGCGACCATCAACCGTGAAACGGACAACCTTGTACACCTCAAAAGCCATTACGCCTCCGCAGCCAGAAATGTCTGAACCATCTGATGCAGGCGATACATGGTTCTGAAGCAGGGGCGGAATGCTTCGTCGGACAAGAGGCCGTTCAGGCGGCGCAGATGGCCGAATGCGTACCATCGGTTAGCAATCCAGATTTCATATTCGTTATCGTTGAACTGAAATTTCGCGGTGAACTCGTCAATGGCCACCAGGCTCCCTTCCTTTAAAATTCGTTGCAGAAGGGCATCCCATTCTGTTCTGCATGGATACGCGTAAAACCCTGCAAACGCTCTGGCTGTGTGAGCCATGAACGCTTTGAAATATTTCAGTTTGTCCAGTGGATGTGTCATGCGCACTTCTGCCTGCATTTCGTGTTATAGGTTTCATGGGTGATGAGTTGCCACGACAGACCATCTGAGCGTGCACTCAGGAGGCGATAGCGTTCACCGATGCGAATACTCATGCGATGACTGGCTCGCATAATGGAGAAATTACGTTTGCCACAGATAAAGGCTTTAAGTTCGGTGATAGCTCTGTTGTAAACCGATGATGGCGGAATGCAGTCAATGTGCAGTCTGGCGCTCCCGTTCTCTCCGGCACATACGGTGACAGTCGGTTGCTTTCTCATGACGAACCCCATGATTACTTTGTGATGAAAACCTGCTCTTTGGGCAATTCGACGAGAAGGCCAGGAGCAACCGGAGCAACGATGCAGGTGTTTTTCTTGATGATTTTCAGGACTGCATCCGGGTATGTGGAATGGGCGGTATGAACAAGATGATTAACGCAGTCGTTGAGCGTTAATGCAGCCTCGCTGGCGTTTCCTGATTTTAGGGCTTTAATTTCTCTGGCCTGTTGTTCAATGATCGAAACAGCTTCGGTTATCAGTTTGGCTGCCGTCATTGCATAGATTCCGAGTCCAATATCTCCGGCATTTATGCATGCTTTTGAAGTTTCGTTTTCCACCTTTGCGATTTCCTTCAGACCAAAAATAATGCCTTCTTCTTTTGCATTCATTTTTTTCTCTCCGCTGTTTAAATGTGAGAAACCCTCCGCGAATGCGGATTGTTTTCAGGTTTTCGGAATTAATGTGGTGTTTTATTCGTGCTGTTATTCGCCAGTGAAAAAGCGTTCAATCTTTTTCAAGGAATCGATAATTCGCACAATGCCAATAGCGCAGAACACCGAAATAACCAGGGCAAGCCAGGATATAAATATACTCATGCGATATTCCCCACCTTATACGGTTCGATATGCTCCCCGTTTTCTGCGGCGCAGACGAGTTTTGAAAGTTCGTCGAGTGCGTCCGGGTCATCAATGTAAAAAGCTGTGTCGAACAGACTCCTGATGGCTCTGTTTAATGACTCGCGGGCTGCGCGTTCAGCATGAGCGCCCGATGCGCTTAAGCGAAAGTAAAAACGCTCAAGAGCTTTGTTGATGAGTTTTTTATATTCTTCGTCCATCTGGCGTTATCCCGAAAATAATTAAAGAAGATGCTCGATTGATTTACCGGATTTAATCTGTTCAATCATTTCGTTAATCATGAAGAACGGTGGATAATCATTTGCGGCTGCGGCAACCTCTCTTAATGACTCCAGTCCGTTAATCAGTTGGCGTTTTGCTTTGGCTGGACTTCTTTCTCCGTTAAGCATTTTGAAAGCGCAGTGCGTGACCACTCGATGAGCAAGACATCGGTAGACCGCCTCCGGTGTTGCTTTTTCGCCTGTTGTTGAGGCTGTCATTGGTCAATAGCTCCACGGGTGCTGAAAACTACGGCCTGCAATTAAGCGATCAGCGGTGCGTAGTGCTTCGTATAATGTGAAATCCTGTCCGAACTGATTGTTGCCGATGCTCAGTGCAAACATGCGGTTTCCGGTAAACGGATTGCGCGGGCATTTGTGAATCACAATTCCGGCTTTCTCAATCAGCAAGGCATGTTCGTCGATTTGTTTTACAGCGTGGCCATCCGGCGTCGCGTGTGTATCGCTCAGGCTGTAGCGCGTGTTATTGCGTGATGTACTGGTAGCGAAGCGGTTGGTGTGGCGTTTCGTTCCGTTGCGGGAACGTTGTTGTGAAGAATTACGCTGTTGCTTATTCATTTTTTGCACCTTTACCCGATAAACCAGATAACAAACACCATGATCATTGCCCCAATGGCAGCCGGAAAAAGCCCTCTGGCATAAGCAGTGATGTATTCAACATTGAGAGCCATAAAGCGTTCCTCATGCCCTGTTAATTTGCGAAAAAGCCAAATCACTACCACGCCCACTTCAAAAAGAACGAGGGTCAAAATGATATTGGTGATGTTGTTGGTCATTTTTGTATGTTTAAGTTGATGTTTTTTTAAGCGGAGACGCGTTCAGATCTTCTGTGACCTTCGGGCTGGGGCTTTTTTCGTTTTTCTCTGATTTCCAGATTCACCCCCGTTAATTTTCTGTGTGTTTTCTGCTGGCTCCGTAGTTCTCTGATTGCTTGCTGTTCCTGCGGCGTGATGGACGCCTTGTTGTTAAGGATTGTCGCCCAGTAATACTGGAGTTTCGCATAACGTTTCGGGTATGCGGCGTTAGGTGTTACGTACTCCCTGCGGACAAGATCCTCATTGCGGTCCAGGTAGTTCCCTACGGCCTTGAAAGTGCGCCCAGTGATATAGGCAAATTCTTCCCTGGATACGTACTCTTGCTTGCGTAACTCACTCAAGCTCATGTCTCGAATGCGGTTTATCTGGCGGGCTGTCATCTTGCAGATATTCATGGCCAGATGCCCGTCCAGCGGATATTGACGACAATGTTGATGAGTCGTGATTTGTTGGAGATCTCGTCGTTCTGTCATTTTTGGTACACTCCTCTGTTGCCGTTTGTTGAGGCTTGTTAAGTCAACATCTGGCATATGCCGCCATTTCGCATTATGCGGGGGCGTATGGTTTTTATGTAACTATATGGAGATCTCGTAAATATGTCAATTTCACAAGGCGAAAAGTTAGCTCTTATACGTGATTCTGAAAGACTAACAAAACAACAACTTGTTGATTTAGTTGGGCTGAATTACACGACCTATCACGGATATGAGCGAGATAAATCAAAAATGACTTTAGAGGCTGCAATCAAGATTTTTGGGCATCCTCGTTTTAACAAGTATCAGGACTGGTTTATGTATGACCGTATTGATCCTGCTCGTGGGCAAATTGCCCCGGCTCTCGCACACTGTGGGCCGAGCGAAACAACATCTACCCCATCCGGGAAACTAACTGGTTAACACTTTATAAACATTACATTTTCTCCATTTGTTTTCAGGATGGAGATATGACCGTTGGAGGGTCTTCTTATGTCAATTAAGAAGCTCGAAGATGGTCGCTATATCGTGGACATGAGGCTGAACGGAGGCAAAGGGAAGCGCGTCCGTCGCAAATTTGAAAAAAGAAGTCAGGCTCTGGCGTTTGAGCGCGAAATTCTTGCGAGCCGCCCCTCACCTGATTGTTTTGGCAATCTGATTGATAAGCGTCATCTTAGCGATTTTATTGCTATCTGGTGGAGGCTGATTGGCCGCCATAAGGATTATGCGAACCGCAGGTTGAGTAATCTTCGGTGTATTTGCCTTGATATGGGGGACCCAATGATGTGTGAGATTGATGAGCGTATGATTGCCGATTACAGATCGCGCCGTCTTGATAGTGGCATCAAGGCATCAACAATCAACCACGATCTCTTTGCTCTTAGTGCTGTACTGAAAGCAATGACTGAGATTGGGGAATATCACGGCGGTAATCCGGTGTTAGCTCTTCCTCGCTTAAAAGAAAAAGTGCCCGAAATGTCTTATCTGACAACAGAGGAAATAGAGAGATTCCTCTCTCTCTGTGGAGAAAAAATAGACTACTACCGCATGGCTGTTTTGTTGCTTTCCACAGGGGCGCGGTGGAATGAGGCTTACCAATTGATGGCTGAACATATTGTCGGTAACAAGGTTGTTTTCAACTTCACGAAGAATGGCAAGCGTCGTGTGGTTCCCGTTTCTGACGATGTTGTCCGGTTGGTGAAAGATCGCAATGAGGGGCGACTGTTCCGCGTGAGTTATAAGTGGTTCCGTTTAAAACTCAAGGAGGCTAAGCCGAACCTGCCAGATGGGCAAGCGGTTCACGTTCTTAGACACACCTTTGCTACTCATTTCATGATGAACGGCGGGAATATTGTTTCGCTGCAAAGAATACTCGGTCATGCAGATATATCGCAGACGATGACTTATGCGCATTTTTCGTCTGAATATCTGGAGGACGCCGTGTTGCATAATCCATTGCAGAGAATGCCACTCGAGTGTCCAAACTTTGAGAAAAAAAGGGAAAGTTAAATTAACTTGATTCGTTAACTCATTGAAAATGCGTGGCGTAATGTTGCGTCACGCAGTACTGAAAAACCAGCAAGGGGAAGGTCAAGAAATTAATAAACCAGGCGGGTAAAAGTCCGTAAAGATTAAAAAATCGGCTCGATTT